GGCATGGGGGTTTTTCTTTGCCTATCGCATGGCCAAAGGCCAAGGCGTAGCCGAGGCCAAACGACGCTCACGTCCATACACACATGCAAGTCTAGCAAGTGGCATTTGCACAGCGCAAACGCTAACATGTGTAAACCATCCCACCAAGCCAAACATCTACCGAATACGACCTGAACACCTATGAGCCATACAACACAACAGATTGATATTACAACATAAACAGCCCAACAAAATGCAGCCTCACCTCCCCGGATCAGGCGTGGCTTTGTGGCTATTTCATGTGCACAACGATCCCTGACAACACGACCAGAAGGCTAACCCATTGATATGGCTCAGGAAACTTGACTTAACAGAAATAGTATGCTATAATACATCTATCAATTGAGCAGGGGATAGCTAGTGAATAAACATACGTTTATCAACATGATAAAGCAACTCTACTTCATAGATAGAACACAACTACCTGAGTTGACTACACCTGAATGGCTTAGCTTTAGGTCAGATCCTACACGTTATCTGACAGAGGCCAGCGAACAACATGTCAACTTGATTATGAAAGCCATGAAGATACACGACAACTATGGACGTGATCGACCATTAGTTGAATTGCTGTCAGATACTCCTGAAGAAGTTACCATTACAGCAGAACAACGAAGGATGTTAGATTACCACTACCATGTGCATACACGTATTGTTACTCCAAACACACGAGAGATAAACAGGCGTGACATCTTCTGGGTAATAAGCAAAGACAAAGGAGGAAACAAAGTAGTCAATCGATCATACAGTGACACACATACATGTAAGGAAGTCATTCTCTTGTTGAATGGCACAGTGATAAACTACGGTCGGAGGAAACTATGAAGGACAACGCGACGAAGTTGCACAAATCGGACGAGACACAAGACATACCCATACCTGAGCATGTAGACCATCGAGAGTGTTTGCACGACTTCGTCTCGTTGGATGAAGGAGCAGTAGGATGCACCATATGCTACTGGATCTGGGAAGTAGATGAAGGATTAGAATAATGCAACGTGACTCAGCATTCGTTAGATGGTTCAACAAACAACCACGATGGTTACGTCCTATCATCGCATTCGTTAACTTGTGTTTGATGTTGTGTAGTGCAGTAGTTGTGGTCTGTTTCTTGTCCTATCTAGAAGGTGATCCACAACCACAAGTCACATGCATCTGGACTACAACAGGACACCAAGTATGTGGAGAATTAGCACCATGAATGAACCAAAGTGGTCATACACAACCTTCTACAACGGCACACGCACACGATCACCACGTGTGTTCACTACCAAGGAGGAAGCACTACAAGCCATCATCGAGAAGCTCGCAATGGCTGCACTTGATCAGGAATATCCAAGCATCGGCTTGGTTGCTATAGTGGAGCGTAACAATGTCACTGATTGAGGGCTTTGCCTTATACAAGGAATCACCACTACCAGTAGACCACTGTATAGTAGGTCTACCACCCGGCACACGCTTGTATCGCATTGTGCGTCTACCTCGTGGCTGGCGCTTGTGGATCGCAACCAAAGACTTCATCAGCGGCACCTATCTAGAGTTATTCGAGGATGGCAGGGTGCTAAATTGCACTGCCAGGGTAGACGAAGGAGAAGATGTGTTCTGGGTCAGGCCATCTGATCAAAGCATAAGGAACAAACAATGAGTGAAACACAACCAACTATACTATGGACAATGGATAAATTCATAGACCTCTACAAGAAGGTATACGAATGCGTGCATGATGAAGGCATGTCTGACAATGATACATTCATGTTCGAGGGACATATGTTCGTCATAGGCTATGCGAAGTACTTAGTCCACCACTTGCAGAATGTGTTCTCAGAGGAAGATATGGAGGACAAGAAGTGGTAGAACCAGTTCCCATACTGTGGTTCGCTGACGGACGCGGGATCAATATCCCAATGAACTTCGCATCCGACTTCAGCAGGAAGCACCACGATAGTGCACACGTTGAAGGTGTCACGCGTGAGCAGTTTGCTATACTTGAAGAAGGTCCAGCACATGATGACTATTGGGGAACCTGGGATGATATACTACGCGATGCACGTGTAGTAGACCGAGCAGGCAACAAGTATACACTTCATCAGGATGGTGATCTGTGGTTCATTCCTGTAGGCATGGAATGGGACGATGTGGAAGGATGGATATGGCCAACAGATAAGGACACGGAGGATGCCAATACGGAATGATCCGATAGATGTGTTCAACTTCTATAACATGAAGGTAGGTCCAGATGAGTGCTGGGTCTGGCACGGCGCTTGGGGAGGGAACCCACGAGAGCTTCGGCCCTACTTCATGGCAGGCAGACGCAGACAGGTTGCATATCGCTGGGTATATGAACTGGTTCATGGTGTCACACTCACACCTGATCAACCAGTCTTGCACTCATGTGATAACGGCGGCCATCCTATAGGCTGCGGTCAACCATCACACTTGCGCTTAGGCACACGAGAGGAGAACACCAACGACATGATGTCCAGAGAGCGGCATGGATTACCTAAGACGGTAGTCCGTGCCATTCGCAAGCTACTCGCTGACGGTAAGACACAAGAGGAAGTTGCAAATATCTACGGTATCGCACGCACAACTGTTAGCGCGATTGCAACAAATCGGTCGCATCAATCCATCGACTAAGTGCCTGGATCGGCGCATCATACCCAGACCACTCGTTGTCAACCCGAAAGGATATACCATGCCTCTCGCACTCATCACGTGGCTTGAAGGTGGACCACAACAACCACCTGGTATCTGGGGACCAACTGATCCACGTCCAGGTTACGGACTACCTACACCGCAACCACCACTCGGCATGTGGGGACCAAACGATCCACGGCCCACACACCCAATCGCACCGGGTGGCTTACCACCACACATCTGGGGTGGACCATGGCTACCACCTTATCCAGATCAAGGACTACCAGGACAACAACCACGACCAGACAATACACTTCCAGGTAATCAACCTTATCCAGACCAAGGTTTGCCTGGACAACAGCCACGTCCTGATCATGGACTACCACCGTTCGCTACCAACCTGCCTGTTATTCCACCGCAACAACCTGTTGTTGATCCAATCGACCCAACCAAAGCCTACATCGTAGCCTATGCACCCAAGCCCGGTGGTGGTTACGAGCGTATCACGTTCACAGTAGACATGCCCGAGCGTGTTCCACCAACTGAGGCACAACCCAAAGGCTAACAACCAACGAGGGAAACGAATACATGAAGAAGCTCTTGCTTGCATGCGTGACGCTGTGTGGACTTGCTGCTACTACACAGGCTGCGACCATCGATCTGTTCACAGCTAACGCGTTCACTGACAACCTCACACTCGTGAGTGTGCCACCTCCTGGTAATCAACCACTCAACAACCCGTGCCTGATCTGCGGCACCAATCAGCCGCAGCAACCAGCGTTGTTCGGCTTCAACAACTACAAACAGAACGGCAACGAGACATCGTTTGTTGAGTTCTCGTCTGCTACAGTTGGTGCACAACTCAACCAAGACCAACTCGGCACTGGCTATGATATCAGTTTCCTCAAGGCGTTCTTGATCTCGCGTAACGACCTAACCGGTGGACTGAACATCGGCATCGATGTCAACACCGGCACAGGTCAGGGACCTGAAGTGCTTGAGGCATTTGCTATTCTCGACCTGACTACGCATACAGTTGTGTCACAGTATAGCCTGTTCACTCCTGGTGGCACAGCACTGCCAACCAATAACAACGGCAGTGGATTTCCTGACTACATCCTGTCTGGTTTCAACATCGATCGTAACGACCTGAACGTAGGAGATCAACTGATCTTCTTCGCTCAGTGGTCTAATGCCAGTGACGGAGCAGAGAGTTTCTTTCTCGTGCCTACACCGGGTGCGGTAATAGCTACACCTGAGCCTGCTGCCTTAGCCCTGCTTGGTGTAGGCATGCTTGGCATCGCTGCTGTAAGGCGTCGTGCCTGATCCACAAGATGAAGGGGGCGGCACCATACTTGGTGTCGCCTCACGTCTTGGCTCGCGTGTCATACACGCGTTAGCGCCGCAGTTCCTCGCACTGATCCTACTCAATATCGTGTTCCTCGGCTTGCTCGTGTGGTATATCGATGCACGTGCGGATCATGCTGCGGCGGTTATGAAACAACTTCTCGATACATGTCTACAACGGAGGTAACATGAAGACGAAGAAGCATGACCTCGTGGATATAGCAGGTGATCTACAAGGTGAGACAGAACTTGCGTATCGTTTCTACGATGGCAAACAAACGGTATGGTTGCCTAAGTCTCAGTGTGAATGGGATATAGATACACATGAGATGACCATGCCCGAATGGTTAGCTAAGGATAAGGAGCTGATCTAGTTGGGCGACAACTTCGCAGCGCAAAGGAGCAAACCAAATGGCTAAACTCCCAGGACTACCGGCCTTGCCTACAGTAACCAACTCAACCCAAACCAAAACGATACAGCAACCAGATGTGCCTAAGTTCCATGGTCCGTCTGCGAAACGCCTAGAGTCGATCACACCACGACGCGTAGCCGGTGCCATAATTCAAGGTAAACCCAAGCTGGAGATATAAGATATGCCACTCGATGCAGCAAACCTGAGTGTTCCAGAAGAACAAGATCCGTTCGCTGAACACAACGCTAAGCCTAGCGTTATCATGTTCCCAGTAGGACAGCGCAAGATCGGTTGGGTCAACCGCGACGGTGGCTACGAGCCTATCAACACGCATAAGGCACTCGTGCGTGTAACCGACGATGGCACCGCAGCCAGGGTGTTGGGTGTGGTTGGTGACGGATATAAGCTCGTGCACAACAAGGAACTCTTCAGTCGTGTCGAGGATACCCTGTGCAAGATGATCCCTATCCCGTCACTGCATGGTGTCAAGATCAGCGATAAGCTATCTGGTTGGGGCAAGTTGTGTTATCGTGAGTATGTGTTCCCCAACTTGAAGTGTGATATCGGTGGTGCGATCAAGTCGCCTATCGCATTCCGCATGATAGTGCAGAATGGTTACGGTGGTAGTGCACTACGCATACATGCAGGTGCCATTGAGTTCTTCTGCACCAACGGCATGATCAGTGGTGAGTTCGAGTCCACATACAGGAAGCACACATCTGGTCTGGAGATGAGTGGTATCGCACGCACCATCGAGCGTGCACTCAAGGCATTCGTAGACAGTCAGGCGAAATGGCGTAGATGGAGTGAGACGCCAGTGAAGCATGCTGCTGCGATGGAATTGTTCAAGGAGTTAGCGAACAGTGACAGACTGACTGAGAACCTGACGCAGCAATACATGCGTGAGACAGATATGCGAGGCAACAACCTGTGGGCTGTGTATAGTGCATTGACCTACTACGCGTCGCATGCAGATGGAGACTTCAAGCTACGTGCTACGACTGAAGCGCAAGACTCGGTTGTGTCTACGATGCTCAACAGGGAGTTGAATGTTAGTAAGTGGACCGAGTCACCAGCGTGGCAGAAACTTGACTTAGTAGGATAATTGTGCTATACTTGTCTTGTTAAATCAGAGAAAGGTCCTAGCAGATGCTATCGACAACACAACGCAACAAGATCATCGACTCAATCAACACGATGTTCGCTAAGATAGGTAATGCGAACGGCAGTAAGATGCCTCCGTCTGACGACAACCAAGAGCCTATCGCATGGGAGTTGTTTATCGCACAACACCTGAATGCGTTAGCAGGTAAGCGTAAGGATCAGGCTGAGAAGGCTGCGGTGCGTGCTGAGGTTATCGTAGATAAGGAAAAGAGCCCACAACTTGAAGGCATAGCAACTGTTGAGTATACAGGTGAACATGTGCAAGTCATGCTGAAGGTCAGCAACGCTGCATCGCGTGTGGACATTACTAAGGTGATGACATACTTGCTTGCACATGATGTCAAGGCAGAGCTTGTGCGAGCAGCGGTTGCTCAAGCAACGACTAAGAACCGTCCGGCGCATGTATTCTCCACCGTTCTGTTAACAGAAGATTGACTCTGCAATGCGACGCAGGCATTATGTCTGCGTCGCAACGCAAGGAGTCAGTCCAGTGGCGGAGATCATTTACATGTCGGAGAAGAAACAAGTCACGCCTAAGAGCGAGACATTTGAACATGCGGGACAGAAGTATACATGCAGGTTCGATCCTAATGCACCTCCTGGTGAGAAGTGGGTGTGGATCGTAAACTACACCCGCACCTATCAATACTTCGGTGGCGCAGCGACACTTGAGAAGGCAAGTGTTAAAGCTCGACGACAGATACACACACTCAATCGACACGTGATAGAGCTAGAAGAGAATGAGTGACACACCCACCAACCGTGCAGCCATAAATCAACTGTCAGTGGATGAACTAGACGACATGCTCACAGCCATACGAGCACGTCGTCTTGAGCGCGTTCAGAAACTAGAAGCAATAGCCAAGGTTAAAGCCGATGACGCACAACTTGTAGACTACATGCGTTTCGAGAAGGCATATGCAGTAGCCAAGCGGCACATCGACAGGTGCATTGAGATGGAGACGAAAGCTGAAGAACTTATCCACAAACTGCGCTTGCGCGTGTTCGAACTACAGCAATAGGAACCAAGCCATGCAAGACAATGACGAGATCAGTGTCGTACGGCGGTGGATATCAAACCAGCGCGTAGACATAGCCAACCAGATAGCAGCACTACGTGGTAAGCTATCCATGCTAGATCAGATGGAGAAGGAACTAGGTAAGGTTGTTCCGCACGAACCAGTCTACAAGACAGCACCACGGCCCGCACCGCGTGGTGGTAAACAAGAAGTAGCAGCACTTCTTGCGTTAGAAGCAGCAGGAGCCAAAGGCTTGTCTGGCCGCGAACTTGCAGACGTGGCGCAGATAGCAATAGGCAGTGCGACAGGACGCCTGTCCGTGATGAAGAAGCAAGGAAAGGTATCGCATCAAGGTAACCGATACTTCGTAGTGCACAGCACACAGGAGGATAACAATGCCGATCAGAGCGCGTGACTTACGAGTGAACATCGCTGAGATGGGGTTCGAGAAGGGTGTCGTGCACACGCTTGAGCTTACACTTGAAGACTTGAGTGCATTACGTAGCCACGTACGAGATGCAGTCGAGACAATGCAACTCATGTCTGATAACCTTGAACAGTTCCTCAAGATCAGCGAGGGATTGCGGTCGCAGTTAGAGCTGTTCCGTCGTAGACAACAACAGGATGAACCAGATGGCAAACCAGGTAGCTAACTTTCGTATAGCCACCAAGGAAGATGCACACCTAGAGACCTACGACCATACCAAGTTGAGTGCTGTAAATACCTGCCCAACTTATGGCATCCTTCGGTATGGGATGCACAAACAGATGCCCTCGATGGGTAGGGCTATGGCACTGGAGGCTGGTAGTGTCATGCACGAATGTTTTGCATACGTGAGACTTGTTGCACTCATGCAGCAGTATGAAGGCAGGCCAGAGTTTCAAGATAAGTTGTGGAAACATCATGGCATGAGGTTGTTTGGTGAAGAACGCCTTGGCTTTATCGATCAAACGATTGAGCAGTGCACCGATGTTATTGATGTAGCCAAGACGGGTGCACTAGCCGTGCTAGAGACGAGTGGCTTCTTCGATGACCCCAGGGATAAGCGACGCACACTATCTAATCTCGAAGAGTGCATTTATGCATACGTGAATAGGTGGAGATGGGACCACCCCGTGTGGGTTAGGGATAAGAATAATCCGATCAGCGATGTTGGGATAGAGATACCATTCGATCTTGTCGTAGATATCCAGCCTGCTGATATACGATTTAGATTGACCGGACGGATAGATGGTATTCACTACAACACAAGAGGAGAGCTAACCTGTCACGACAATAAGACGGCAAGTAGGCTTGGTGATGCATGGGCACAAGCATTCCTAATGAGTCATCAGATTACTGGCTACTGCATAGCAGCTAGTGTATTCATAAATGCACCAGTGCATACTGCTGAAATACTTGGCTTGGCAATTCCGTTACCTAGAACATATGACTTCGGTGGCTTTGTTAGAGAAGTCGTTTCGCGTAAGAACTATCACTACGTACGTTGGTTGGAATGGGTGGTACACACGATCCAACTCGCACGCATGTATAAAGATAACCCATACGAAGCCCCAAAATATACACACAGTTGTTCACGTTACTTTAGACCTTGCCCAATGATACCTTTCTGCGACAGCGATGACGAAGAACAGCATAGGATTGTAGCTGAGATGGAACATGCTGAATGGAGCCCCTTAGACAAGCCAATATTAGACGGGATCGGTAATGAATAATCTACTACATGTGGTAGGCAGCAGAAGAAACGGATACAATATATGGCAAACACATTTACTACAGAGGAGCGTAGACAACGCGCGCATGATCTGGGTATACTCGTTGATCAGCAAGACGAATGGCTTCTCGAAACATACACGTGGCATCTAAACGAAGACGGATATCCCAGAACGAGGATACCGGGAACCAACACACTTGTCTTTTTGCACCACTGCATTGTTGGTTATCCAATATGGGAGGGACAAGAGATAGACCACGAGAACAGAAGTAGACTAAACAACCACCGATACAACCTACGCTATGTAGATCACTTTGTTCAAACCTTGAACAGAGACTTTCCAACAGGTGAAACAGGAGAACGTAACATCACACTGAGAAGTACTGGCATGTATAAGGTTCAGTTGTATCGCTACAAGCAGTGGATATACTTGGGTCAGTTCAGCACACTTGCTGAAGCCGTGACAGTTAGAGACGAATGGATCGACAACAACAAGGAGAACAACGATGCCTGACGAGATAGCGTTTAAGCGCACGATCGCTAACATCAAGGTGTTGATTGAGTCAGTGGAGATCACTGAAGTCAAGCATGCACTGACTGCCATGCTGCACCTACTCATCATGCTTGATGAACGCATCGATGAGTTGGGAGGTGATGAGGATGAATGACACGCCGCTGATGGCAGGCACACATGTCATCAGTGCACCAACAACCAACGACATGCAACTGAGTATGCTCATCTGGGGAGACTCAGGCAGTGGTAAGACTACTCTCGCAGCTACAGCACCTGGGAACAAACTGTTTGTTATGCTTGATCCTGGTGGCGAGTTGTCTCTTGCTGGTCGCAGCGACATTGGTGTGCTTAACCTATCCACCGAACGGCCTGCGACCTTGATGGCGCAGTTCAACACTGCTGATCCGTTCGGCATAGGCAAGCTACTTGCAGCACACCCCGAGTTCGAGACTGTGGTGATCGACAGCATGACTACACTTGCGTATGCTGCACTACAGAATAGCGTAGTGATCAACAAGTCTAGCATCGAACGACCAGGGATACATGGTTACACGTATCGCAATGCCAGTGTGCTACGTGCAACCATTGCCATGATGCGTCTGTGTGCGGAGTATAAGCGTAACCTGATCCTGATCACACACGAAGGCAACGCAGACCGCAACGATGAAGGTGTTGTCCTCAGTGTGACACTGGCACTGAGTGATGGCGTAGCCAACCAAGTAGGGCTACGCTTCAATGAGTGCTGGCATCTGACTGATCTAGGAACAGAACGACGGATCGCTATTCGTCCGTGTCGTTTGCGTAAACCAATGAAGTCTAGATTGTTTCAGTCAGACAAGCCAGAGTTCATCTGGCATTACGATGCAGATAACCAAGTCGGTGAAGGTATAGCCGACTGGTATCATGCGTGGCAGGCAGGTAATGGCAAGAAGTTACCAGTGCCTACGCGTGGCGTTGCAACCACTAGCAGAGGGAGTGATAAAAAGTAGCCCGCCTCGACACGGTAGCGAGACGGGCCAAGGTATCGGGGGGTAGTCAAGTCATAACCCCCACAGTATGGCACCATCCATCATGGAGAGCAACACATGTCTGAAAGCATTCTCACATTCAGTGAGGACATCACCAACGCACCACCGCCACCGCTGCTGCCAGTAGGCCCGTATCCTGCTGAGATCATTGGTGCGATGAAGAAGAACGCACCGACCACGGGTCGTGACTACGCACAGATCACGTTCCGTATCAATGCGGAGAGCTATCCTGCTGACTACGTGGATGGTGATCCTGACGGACTGATCTTATACTACAACTTCCTCCAGCTTGCGGATACGCCGCAGAACCGGCACCGCTGGCGCGTGTTCCTTGAGCGGTGCGGCGGTCCCTTGGGACGCAACA